GGCGCTGTCGAATACGACCGCGCCGCCAGCGAGGCTCAGGCATTCGCCGCCGCAGGTTATCCCGCCGAAGCGGTACCGCGCACCGTCGCCGCCTGGGCCATCAATGGCCGCACCGCGCAGCAGGCAGCGGACAGCATCCTGGCCGAGGCTGCGGCGTACACCGAGGCGCTGTACGTCATCCGCGAAACGCGCCTGGCCGCCAAGGAGCAGATCCGCTCGCTGATGGCCGCTGGCGAGGTCGAGCAGGCGCAGCAGCTGGCCGAGCAGACCATCGCCGCGATCGAGGCGGCAGTGGCAGGCGTCGGCAACGCCGCGGCGTGATTCATTGTTGGAAGAACAGCCCCGCAAGTCGGGGCTTTTTCTTGTCCGTGCTGTAACCCCCACCGCTACACAGCCCGCCGCTCGCGCCCCTTGCGCGCGCGCGTCACCCTCAAGGCTCACTGATCCGGCACTCGCCCAGGAGCCTTAACCCCATGGCCGATTATCATCACGGCGTCCGCGTCCTCGAAATCAACGAGGGCACCCGTCCCATTCGCACCGTTTCCACCGCCGTGGTGGGCATGGTCTGCACCGCGTCCGATGCCGATGCGGTCAAGTTCCCCCTCAACAAGCCGGTGCTGCTCACCGACGTGCTCACCGCCTCCGGCTCCGCCGGTGAGCTGGGCACCCTGGCGCGCAGCCTGGACGCCATCGCCGACCAGGCGTCGCCCGTCACCGTCGTGGTGCGCGTGGAAGAGGGCGCCACCGAGGCCGAGACCACCAGCAACATCATCGGCGGCGTGAGCGCCACCGGCGAGTACCAGGGCATGAAGGCACTGCTGGCTGCTGAGGCCCAGCTCGGCGTTAAGCCGCGCATCCTCGGCGTGCCTGGTCTAGATTCGCTGGCGGTTACCACTGAGCTGGTGGCGATCGCCGAGAAGCTGCGCGGCTTCGCCTATGCCAACGCCTACGGCTGCGAGACCGTCAGCGATGCCATTGCCTACCGCGCCGGCTTCGGTGCGCGTGAGCTGATGCTCATCTGGCCGGACTTCGTCTCCTGGGACACCGCGGCGAACGCCAACGCGCCGGCCAGCGCCATCGCTCGCGCCCTGGGCCTGCGCGCCAAGCTGGACGAGCAGGTCGGTTGGCACAAGACCCTCTCCAACGTGCCGGTCAACGGCGTGTCGGGCCTGTCCAAGGACATCTACTTCGACCTGCAGGACCCCGCCACCGACGCGAGCCTGCTCAACGCCGACGAGGTCACCACGCTGATCCGCCGTGACGGCTTCCGCTTCTGGGGCTCACGCACCTGCTCGGCTGACCCGCTGTTCGCCTTCGAGAACTACACCCGCTCGGCGCAGGTACTGGCGGACACCATGGCCGAGGCGCACTTCTGGGCGGTGGACAAGCCCATGCACCCCTCCCTGGTGCGCGACATCGTCGAGGGCATCAACGCCAAGTTCCGCGAGCTGATCCGCAACGGCTACCTGCTGGGTGGCGAGTGCTGGTACGACGAGGCCGCCAACGACAAGGACACCCTCAAGGCCGGCAAGCTCTACCTGGACTACGACTACACCCCGGTACCGCCGCTGGAGAACCTGCTGCTGCGCCAGCGCATCACCGACCGCCACCTGGTCCAGTTCGCCGCCGCCGTCAACGCCTGACACCCATTCACCTGCGCGGCCCAGGCCGCGCCGTAGGAGAGCCCGATCATGGCCCTGCCCAAGAAACTCAAGCACCTCAACCTGTTCAACGACGGCAACAGCTACCTCGGCATCGCCAAGGCCGTCACCCTGCCGGTACTCGGCCGCAAGCTGGAGGCCTACCGGGGCGGCGGCATGGACGGCCCGGTAAAGGTCGACATGGGCCACAGCGACGACGGCCTGCAGCTGGAGTGGACCCTCGGCGGCTGGGATCTGATCGCCGTGCGCCAGTTCGGCGCTACCAAGGCCGACGGCGTGCAGCTGCGCTTCTCCGGCTCGGTGCAGCGCGACGACACCGGCGAAGTCAGCGCCGTGGAGATCGTCACCCGCGGCCGGCATGAAGAGATCGACTTCGGCGACGCCGAGCCCGGCGAAGACACCGAGCACAAGATCACCACCGCCCTGACCTACTACAAGCTCAGCGTCGACGGTGAGGTCCTCATCGAGATCGACCTGCTCAACTTCGTCTACATCGTCGACGGTGAAGACCGCCTGGCAGAGCACCGCAAGGCCCTCGGCATCTAAGCCGTGCACAGCCAGCGCCCCCCTTTCCGCAACCCGTCAGCAGCGCCCCTGCTGGCGACCCCAACGCACCCAAGGAGCAACCCCATGGAAAGCCCCGAGACCACCGCCGAAAAGGCCAAGAACCCCAACGAGGCCGTCATCACGCTCGACACCCCCATCAAGCGCGGCGAGACCTCCCACGACACCGTCACCCTGCGCAAGCCCATGAGCGGCGAGCTGCGCGGCGTCACCCTGGTCGACCTGGTGCAGATGGACGTCCTCGCCCTGCGCAAGGTGCTGCCGCGCATCAGCACCCCCAGCCTCACCGATCACGAGATCGGCGCCATGGACCCGGCCGACCTGATGGCCTGCGGTGTCGCGGTGTCCGGTTTTTTGCTGCAGAAGTCGGCGAAGGAAGCTGCCCTCGTTGCGTAGAGGACGCCATGGCCGACCTGGCCGTGGTCTTTCACTGGGCGCCGGCGGACATGGACCCGCTGGCCCTTTCTGATCTGATCGAATGGCGCGAGCGGGCCAGAACACGCTGGGAGCTGAAGCATGGCCAATGACTTGAAGATGGAGGTGATCCTCCAGGCCATTGACCGAGCCACCCGGCCGATCCGCGCCATCACCCAGGGGAGCGTCGGCCTCGGCCGCGCCCTCAAGGACTCCCGCGACCAGCTCAAGACGCTGCAAGCGCAGCAGCGCGACGTCAGCAGCTGGCGCACCCTGCGCGCGGCGAGCGAGCAGACCGAAACCGCCCTGCAGGCCGCCCGCGAGCGCGTGAAGGCCCTCGGCAGGGACCTGGCTGCCACTGGCGTGCCCACCCGGCAGATGACCCGCGACCTCAAGGGCGCAATCCGCGAAGCCACCGCCCTCAAGCGGCAGCACCAGGAACAACAGGTGCAGCTCCAAGGCCTGCGCAACAAGCTCGGCGCCGCCGGCATCAGCACGCGCAACCTGAGCCAGCACGAGCGCGACCTGCGCCAACGCATCGAACAGACCAACCAGACCATCACCGAGCAGGGCCGGCGCATGCAGCGCCTGACCGCGCAGACCAAGCAGCTCGCGATGGCCCGGGCTCAGTACGACAAGACGCAGCAGCTCGCCGGCAGCATGGCCGGCGCCGGTGCGGGCTCCGCCGCGGCAGGGGCCGCCATGGGCGTGCCGGTGCTCAGCACCGTGCAGAGCTACATGGGCTTCGAGGACGCCATGGCAGGCGTGGCCAAGCAGGTGGAAGGCGCCCGCGACGGCAATGGGCAGCTCACCAGCACCTACTTCGAGATGGCTGACGCCATCAAGGCCATGGCAGAGCGCATTCCCATGGCCACCACCGAGATCGCCGCCCTGGTGGAGGGCGCGGCGCGCATGGGCGTGTCCGGCAAGGACAACCTGCTGGCGTTCGCCGAGGTGGCCGCCAATGCCGCCACCGCGTTCGAGCTGCCGGCCGACCAGATCGGCGAGAACCTCGCACGCATCGCCGACCTGTACAAGATCCCGATCCAGAACGTCAGCCAGCTGGGCGACGCCATCAACTACCTGGACGACAACGCCAAGTCCAAGGGTGCGGACATCATCGAGGTGCTGCAACGCACCGCGGGCGTCACCGCCTCGGTGGGCATGAGCTACAAGGACGCCGCCGCCCTGGGCTCGACCTTTCTCACCCTGGGCGCCACCGCCGAGGTGGCCGGCACCGCCACCAACGCGATGATCCGCGAGCTGGCGATCGCCACACAGCAGCCCAAGCGCTTCCAGGCCGGGCTCAAGGCGCTCGGGCTCGAGGCCGAGGCGCTGCAGAGCGGTATGGCCGAGAACGCGACGGGCACGCTGCAGCAGGTCCTGGACGCCATCAATAAGCTGCCCAAGGCCGAGCAGCTCGGCGTCACGACGCAGCTGTTCGGCAAGGAGTTCGGCGACGACGCCGCCAAGTTGGCCCAGAACATCGGCGAGTACCGCCGTCAGCTGGACATGGCCAACTCCACCGCCGGCTCGGGCTCCATGCAACGCGAAGCGGACATCCGCGCCGAGCTGCTGTCGGCGCGCATGGACATGGCCAAGAACCGCGCCTTCAACCTCTCGGCCGCTCTGGGCGAGACCCTGCGCCCCACACTGGTGGAGCTGTTCGAGAGCTTCAACAGCGTGATCGGTCGCGTGACCGACTGGGTCAAGGCCAACCCGGAACTCGCCGGGCAGATCATCAAGACCGTGGCCGGCGTCGCAGCGCTGGCGGCTGGCTTCGGCGCCGTCACCCTGGGCCTGGCCAGCTTCCTCGGGCCGTTCGCCATGGCGCGCTACGCGCTGACGCTGTTCGGCATCAAGGGTGCGAGCCTGGGTACCGTTCTGCTCAACCTGGGCAAGGCCGTGCTGCCAATGGTGGGCAAGGCGATCCTGTTCATCGGTCGCGCGCTGATGATGAACCCCATCGGCCTGGCGGTGACCGCCATCGCGGCCTCGGCCTACCTGATCTACCGGAACTGGGAGCCGGTCAAGGCGTTCTTCCTGGGCCTGTGGGCGGAGATCAAGCAGGGCTTCGCCGGCGGCCTCACCGGCATCGCTACGCTGATCCTCAACTTCTCACCGCAGGGGCTGTTCTACCGCGCCTTCGCCGGCCTGATGAGCTACTTCGGCGTGGAGTTGCCAGCCAAGTTCTCGGATTTTGGCGGCATGCTCCTGGACGGCCTGGTCAACGGCATCAAGAACAAGCTCGGCGCCGTCAAGGCCGCGATCAGCGGCGTTGGCGACAGCACCGTTGGCTGGTTCAAGGAGAAGCTCGGCATCCACTCGCCGTCGCGCGTGTTCGCCGAGCTGGGCGGCTTCACCATGCAGGGCCTGGAGCAGGGGCTGGTGGGTGGCCAGGGCGGCCCGCTGGGCGCGGTCACTGCCATGGCCAAGCAGCTGGCGGCAGCCGGGGCCGTCAGCTTCGGCATGAGCGGCCCGGCGATGGCCATGGACAACCGCCCGCCGCTATCGGCCGCAGCGAGCAGCGCGCCCATGGTCGTCCAGGGCGACACCTACCAGATCACCATCCACGCTGCGCCCGGTACCGACACCGCGGGCCTGCGCCAGATGTTCAACCAGCTACTGGACGAGCGCGAGCGCAGCAAGGCTGCCCGCGTGCGCTCGGCCTATGGCGACGCGGAGTAACACCCCATGATGATGGCCCTCGGCATGTTCGTGTTCAGCCTGGAAACCCTGGCCTACCAGGAGTTCCAACGGCAGACGGACTGGCGCCACGGCTCCACCAGCCGCATCGGTACCAACCCGGCGCGCCAGTACCTCGGGCGCGGCGAGGACAGCATCACGCTGCCCGGCGTGCTGCTGCCCGGCCTGGTCGGCAGCCCGCTCAGCCTCGACACCCTGCGCATGATGGCCGACACCGGCAAGGCCTGGCCCCTGGTGCAGGGCGACGGCCGCATCTTCGGCCTGTGGGTGATCGAGTCGCTCAGCGAGACGCGCACCCTTTTCTTCCGTGACGGCGCCGCTCGCCGCATCGAATTCAACCTCAAGCTGGGCCGCATCGACGACGGCCGCGTCGATCTGCTGGGCAGCCTCACCGGCAGCGTCGGCGGCATCCTGCGGGGGCTGCTGTGAGCCTGCTCAGCCAAGCCGGCGCGCTGCTCGGTGACGCAGCCAACCGCTACCGCGAGGCGACGTCCTACCCCAAGCCGATCTGCCGCGTGGTGGTCAACGGCCGCGACATCACCCTCGACATCGAGCAGCGCCTGGTCAGCATCGAGCTGACCGACAACCGCGGCATGGAGGCCGACCAGCTCGACATCACGCTCAGCGACCACGACGGCCTGCTGGCCATCCCGCCCCGGGGCGCCACCGTGCGGCTGTGGTTGGGCTGGAGCGATACCGGCCTGGTGGACAAGGGCAGCTACACCGTGGACGAGACCGAACACAGCGGCGCGCCGGACGTGCTCAGCATCCGCGCCCGCAGCGCGGACCTGCGCGGCGGCCTCAAGGTCAAGCGCGAACGCAGCTGGGACGGTGCCACCCTGGGCGCGATCATCGCCTCGATCGCCTCCGCTCATGGCCTCGCACCGGTGGTCAGCCCCATCCTTGCCGCGATCGAGCTGCTGCACCTGGACCAGGCCAACGAGAGCGACGCCAACCTGCTTAGCCGCCTGGGCCTGCAGCACGACGCCATCAGCACCGTGAAGGCCGGGCGCCTGCTGTTCATGCCGGCAGGCAAAAGCACCACCGCCAGCGGCCTGAGCCTGCCCCACGTCACCCTCACCCGGGCCGACGGCGACCAGCACCGCTTCCTGCAGGCCGACCGCGACAGCTATACCGGCGTCAAGGCGTACTACTACGAGATCAACAGCGCGGAGAAGAAGGAGGCCATCGCCGGCGGCGGCGACAACCTCAAGGAGCTGCGCCACAGCTACGCCGACCAGGGCAGCGCCCTGCGCGCCGCCCGCGCCGAGTGGGGCCGCCTGCAGCGCGGTACCGCCACGCTCAGCTACATGCTGGCCAAGGGGCGCCCGGAGCTGACCCCCGACCAGACCTACAGCCTGCTCGGCATCAAGGCCGAGATCTCGGCTATCGTCTGGCTGGGCGGCAACCTGCGCCACAGCTTCACGCCAGACAGCTACACCACCAGCCTGGAGCTGGAATCCAAGCTGCCCGATGGCGATGACGTGGATCTGCTGGCCGACCACGACGGCGACTACACCGGCGTCGTCGCCTGGTACCGCGAGGAGAAAACGGGCGAGCAGAAGAAGCTCACCGCCGGCGACCAGACCAAGCCCAAGCGCCTGACGCACCTCTACGCGAGCAAGGCCAATGCCCAGCGGGCGGTGGATCGGGAGTTGAAGCGGCTGCAGGATGCACAGGCGTGAAAAAAAGGCGCCCGAGGGCGCCTTTCTTGTTCAATCGGGTACCGCACGGTGCGTCATCGCCTGGATCGCACGCCGCATAAACAGCTGCTCGACCTCGCTCAGCTGCCGGTAAAACCGCAACAGCATAGCCTCCTCTGGCGTTAACAACTCCTGCAGGGGCTGTGCAACCTGCTCCGCTGGTTGACCACCTACAGCCTCAAGAACATCGGTACTCATCTGCATACTCCGTCAATGGCAGTGAGCAATCAGATTCCTTGAGCGCTTGGACAGATTCCATCGAAGTCAGTGCGGTTACTCACGGCAGCTTTGGCAGGCTCATGTACATGCCGTTCTCTCCCCACCCCTGCAGAGTCCCGTCCTGTTTCAGGACGAAGTACTCACCGAAGTCGTTCTCCGGCTCCTCAAGGCGCAGGTCACCATCGGCCATCGGCTTCGCCGAGTAGCTCTTGGTGTTCTTGCCTCCGCTGGGGAACACCTGATCGATGAAGTGTTTGCCGTCTCGCTTGTAGAGCACCATCACATGCCCCAACGCACCATCGCTCATCCAACTACCGAGCTTCTCCGGGTACCCGCTCAGATCCACGGAAAGCAGCTTCTGGTAGTCCTCAGCGCTCGTCCCGATCAGTGAGCTCCGGTAGTCCGGATCAAAGCTGGCGTTCGCCCAATAGGCGCTATCGTTCTGCCCTTCAACACGGAAGCCTATGTATGTTCTCTCAGCGACCACACCGTCAGCTCGGACGGCGGCAGCCACCTCGGCCAACTCAGAATCGGTCAGCCTTCGAGGAATCATCACCTCGACCTTTCGGGGGCGCCCCTCTCGATGCTCGTCCTGGGTGATTGTGTAGGCGATGTCAGTTCCGGCTTTCGGCTCCGGGGTCATCAACCCCCAAACCCAATAGAACGCGAGTCCAATTAGGCCCAGGTAGATCAGGCCGGCCAAACGCACCGCCTTGTAGGCTTCGCCGTTGGTGGCGCCGCACTGCGGGCAGGTCTTCGCTTCCTTGGCAATCTGAGCGTCACAGGTCTTGCAACTGATCAGGGTCATCGCATCGCTCCTAGCTGTTTGTACGCGCCCACTTGGTCGGGCTCATGATTTCGCCTGTCTCGCAGTCAGTCAGGTCGCCAATGATTCGATCAAGCCGAAACGTCCGCTCGGCCTGGCGGCCATGGCACTCGCCCTTCAGGTAAGTGGCATTGGCCGAGTGGACAGTTACCGTGCGTTGGCTGACATCACCGGCGGAATCCTGATAGGTGAAAGTCACCTGGCCGATACTCCACCCCTGACGCATCGCTCTGGAGGTTGCAGGTTTTGGAGTAATGACCTTGGGCGGCTTCGTGGGCTTTGGCTGGCGTTCCTTCAGCTTCAGCGCCTTACGCTGCTGCGGGCTTAACAGCACGGGCTTTGACTGCTGAGCGGCAGCCAGCGCACGCCCTTTGGCATTGGTGCGGCGCACCATGATCGCGAAGATGGCCACGCCGCACGCGACCACCAGAAACCCTATGAACGCATCCATGCAGCAGCCTTGCTCCTATTTGACCTGGTACCGCCCAGCCACCTCAGCCAAGGCTGAAACCATGCGAGCGGCGCCGACTTGATCGGCTTCTGGTAGCTCGCGGTAGTGCCTCAGCAGATCGGCCTCGGCCGCGCTGAGGCTGGTAGCAGGCAAGGGCTTGCGCTCCCCCGTGACCACGTACTGCACATCGACGCCAGCAGCAGCTGCTGCAGCCAGATAGTTCGCATCCGGGCTGCGCTCGCCCTTCTCGTACGCGAGCTGAGTGTTTTTGGTGACACCACACTGCTCCGCAAAAACCGTTTGGTTTGCACCAACGCGGTTGCGTTCTTCCTTCAGGCGTTCGCCTATGGTCATAAAAGTTGGACCTCAGGCGTTGACAATCCCTATATCTAGGACCATCATCACCATCACATCACACGAAATCACACGAATTTGAACTATGCCGAACGGATACCCCAGCGAGCAAGCGCGCAACGCTGCGCGTGAACGCCTCAGCAAGCTCGGCCTGACCGCCAAGGAATGGGCCGAACAGAACGACATCAGCCCGTCCACGGTTTACGCCGTGCTCAACGGGCAGAAGAAGTGCCTGCGCGGTGAAGCCCACCGCGCCGCCGTACTGCTCGGCATCAAGGAAGGCGTAGTAGCCGGCGAAGCGCCGCGTTATGGGCGCCGCAAGACTGACTTCGCAGTGATTCCAAAGTAATGGCAAACCCCAAGGCGAGAAACGAGAAGATGAAACACGCGATCCTCGACAGCCGGCGCAAGGTGGTCAGCGCCATCATCGCCGCATACCCCGGCGGCCGTGACTGCGCCGCGGCCCGCCTGGGCCTGGACATCAAGAAGTTCGACAACCACGCCTATGAGAGCGCCGGCCACCGCCCGCTGACCGACGAGCAGATCCTGCTGCTCGAGCAGCAGATCGGCACGGCCTACCTGCCCGAGTACATCGCCGCCCAGTACGGCGGAGTGTTCGTCCCGCTGCCGGCTGCCGAAGAGCTGGACAACATGGAGCTCTACCACCGCGCCGTGGATACCGCGAAGCGCCGCGGCCGGGTGGACCTGATCATTGCCAAGGCCCTGGAGGACGGAGCGATCGACGAAGGCGAAGCCAACGCCATCCTCGATGCCCACCGCCGCTACGTCTCCGCCCGCCACGCGGAGATAGCGGCAGTCATCGTTCTGCATACCTGCCACGACGAAAAATAAGTGCTGTACGGCCGCTGCCACGGCCGGGGGGGAAGGGATTTGAGCGTTTACAAGCTGGTATGCCCAGCATGCGGAGAGCGGATGCGCATTCGCAACTCCGAGGGGCAAACACCGACATTCCGCACCATCTACGGCCAGTGCATGAATCTAGCCTGCGGCTTGGTGCTCACGGGCTCGATGAGCTGGGACTACCAGATCAATACCTCGGGCATGGACAAGCCGAGGGTGGTGCTGCCGATTGCGCCATCCGTGGCGAAAATGCAGGCGTTGCGTGACAGCCGGCCTGCATCCGATCAACCCGATCTGTTCGATCAGCCACTCAAGGAAGCACACGCATGAACCGCGAACCCTCTGCCAAGGATTACCGCAGCAGCATGCAGGCCGCCGCCAAGGCCTACCTCCTGCGCCATCAGGATGAGCACCTTGCCGACGATGAGCGCCTCTATGACCGCGCGTGCCGCTACTTGGTTCAAGGCCTGGACGTTCCTGCCTTCATGGCGCCGCGGCTGGTTCATCTGGCGATGACCGAACTGGCGTCCCGCGTGGCCATCGACTGGGCCGAGGGCTGCGACGAAACCCGCGTGTGCCTTGTCCTGGTTCGCAGCGGAGAGCGGGTGTTCATTCCAACCCGCTACCTGCCGCTGCGTCTGCAGCCACCCGCGGCCCTGCCGGCTGCAGCAGCCGCGCACTGACCACCACCCCCTGAATCACCGTTACCCAGACCCGCCTGCCAGCGGGTTTGGGGAAGTTGCACCCGAAATTCGAGGTTGCCGCCATGCAACAAGCCATTGCCATCCAGCTGGACATGCCCAAGCCCGTAGCCGAGGCCCTGCTCAGCAGCCTGCGCTGCGAGCTGCGCCGTGGCCTGACCGAGCACTGGTACGACGATCGCTACCGCACCGTGCCGGAGTTCCTGCGCAGCCGCCGCATCCTCGATGACTACCCGGCCCTCGCCGGCCACAAACGCACCATCGGGGCGCTGAAAGCCGCCCTGGGCGGCAACCAGTAAGGCCAGCCACACCATGCAGATGAAAGAAACCCTACGGGCCGAGGTGCTGCGCCGCATCGAGCGCGACTTCGGCCTCCAGCACATGGCCGGCACCAACTACATGCGCAAGGGCAAATGCCCGGCGCACAACTGCGGCAAGAAGACCCTCTACACCTTCCACGACTCGCCCTGGATGCTGATCTGCGGCCGTCCGGAGAAGTGTGGCCACCGCGTCCACGTCAAAGAGCTGTACGACGACCTGTTCAACGACTGGAGCAAGACTGCCCCGGCCACCGCCCAGGACCCGATGGCCACAGCCAGCGCCTACCTGCAGTTCGCCCGCGGCTTTCGCCTGGAGCTGATCGCCGGCTGGTACAGCCAGGAGAACTACTGGAGCCGCGACATCAACGCCGGCAGCGCGACGGTGCGCTTCCCGCTGGAAAAGGGCGGCTACTGGGAACGGCTGATCGACCGGCCGGAGCGCTTCGGCAAGCAGAAGGCCCGCTTCAAGCCGGGCGAAAGCTACAAGGGCGTCTGGTGGTGCCCGCCGTCGCTCAACCTGGTCGAGGTCGAGGAGCTGTACATCGTCGAGGGCATTTTCGACGCGATCGCGCTGCTGCACCACGACGTCCCTGCCGTCTCGATGATGAGCAGCGCGCCGCTGCCCGAGCAATCGCTCAAGGCACTCAAGAACGCCTGCCATGAGGCGGACAAGCGCCTGCCGCGCCTGGTCTGGGCGCTGGATAACGAGCCGGTCGCCAAGGCCAACATGCGCCGCTGGGCGAAGGAGGCCCGCGCCCTGGGCTTCAAGTGCGAGGCGGCTGTCATCCCGCAGCGCGGCGCCAAGAAGGTCGACTGGAACGACCTGCACCAGCGCTGGGCCTTCATCGACGGCGACGAGGAGCGCGCCAAGCGCATCGAGCTGGACATGGCCGAGGCCCGCCACCAGGGCGCCCTGCTGCTGGCCGAGTCGGCCGAGGAAAAGGGCCTGCTCATGTACGAATGGGACGAGCGCAAGGAATTCCACTTCACCTACCGCTCGCGCCTGTACTGGTTCAACCTGGACATGGAGAAGTACGAGCGCACCGCCCGTGAGCTTGACGGCTCCGAGCACCACGACGACCAGCTGCTCAACGACAAGCAACGCCGGGACAAGGCCTTGCGCCAGAGCGCCGCCGTGGTGCGCATCGCCAACTGCTACTTCGACGCGCTGTACTACATGCGCAACGAGGTGACCGACGAGGCCTGGTACTACTTCCGCGTCGAGCGGCCCGAAGCGCCCACCATCAAGAGCACCTTCACCGCGGCGCAGATCGCATCGGCGCCGGAGTTCAAGAAGCGCCTGCTCAACGTCTGCAACGGGGCCATGTTCACCGGCACCCCGCAGCAGCTGGAGCGCATGCTTGGCTACCAGCTCGACAGCCTCAAGACCGTCAACACCATCGACTGGATCGGCTACACCCGCGAGCACGGCGTCTACGTGTTCAACGATCTGGCGATCGCCGGCGGCAAGGTGCACAAGCTCAACGAGGAGGACTTCTTCGACGTCGGCTCCCTGAGCATCAAGTCGCAGAGCCTGTCGCCGGTGCTGCACATCAACGCCAACCTGGCCGACTACGACGAAGAGTGGTTCGACCTGTTCTGGCGCTGCTTTGGCGTGCGCGGCGCGGTGGTGCTGGCCTGGTGGCTGGGCGCGCTGTACGCCGAGCAGATCCGCCAGCTGCACAAGTCCTACCTGTTCCTGGAGCTGATCGGCGAGGCCGGCGCGGGCAAGACCACCCTGGTGGAGCTGCTCTGGAAACTAACCGGCCGTACCGAATACGAGGGCTTCGACCCGTCCAAGGCGACCCCGGCCAGCCGCGCGCGCAACTTCGCCCAGGTGGGCAACCTGCCGGTGGTACTGATCGAGTCCGAGCGCGAGCAGAAGGAAGGCGCGCCGGTTAAGCACTTCGACTGGGACGAACTCAAGACCGCCTACAACGGCCGCAGCGTTCGCTCCACCGGTGTGAAGAACAACGGCAACGACACCCGCGAACCGCCGTTCCGCGGCGCCCTGCTGATCGCGCAGAACAACGCCGTCAACGCCTCCGAGCCGATCCTCCAGCGCCTCGGCCATGTGCACCTGACCCGCGAGCACCAGACCCCGGAAACCAAGCTCCATGCCGAGCGCCTGGAGCGCATGCCGGTCGAGCAGCTCAGCGGCTTCATCATCAAGGCGCTCAAGCCCGAGGCGCAGGTGATGAAGCTCCTGGACGAGCGCACGTCCGGCTACGAGCAGCAACTGCTGGCCCTGCCGGGCATCCGCACCGTGCGGATCGCCAAGAACCACGCCCAGCTACGCAGCCTGGTGGACGCCCTGCAGCTGGTGGTGCCGCTCAGCGACGAGCGCGCGGCCCAGGTGCATGCCGAGGTGGAGCGCATGGCGCAGGAGCGCCAGCAGGCCATCAACGCTGACCACCCGCTCGTGCGCGAATTCTGGGACATGGTCGAGTTCCTCAATGGCCCTCTGAACGAACCCGGCGGCCGGCTGAACCACTCCCGCAAGTCGGCCTTCTTCGCCATCAACCTCAACGAGTTCGTCGAGATGGCGGCCAACAAGCGCCAGCAGCTCCCGAACCTCAGCGAGCTCAAGCGCCTGCTCAAGACGAGCAAGTCGCCGAAGTTCATCGAGACCAACAAACCCATCAACTCGAACATCGCCACCGACGGGCTGAACAACGCCAAGACCGTCCGTTGCTGGGTGTTCCAGCTCGTTTGACCCGCCGGCGCGGCAACGCCGGTACCAACCCAAGGAGAAGCACCATGCCAATGAACGACAACGACGACCTCTACAGCCCCAGCCGGCGCGAAACCCTGCTCACCCTGCTGGGCAGCGGCGTGACCCTGGCGGTACTGCTCGCGGCCGGCTACCTCGCCCCCAACCTGCTGGCCCTGGCGGCCCGCTAACCCCAGCGCCCAGGCGCGGCAACGCCTGGGCCATTCCAAGGAGAAGCACCATGCAACCGAGACAAACCCCGAAATGGCTCAACCTGTTCATCACCGCCTTCGGCGCAAAGGGCCTGGTCGTCCTGGCCTGGTGGCTGGGAGCGCTGCACGCGGAGCGCATCCGTACCGCGCAGCGTAGCTATCCGTTCCTCGAAGTGACCGGCACCTGCTCTGCCCATGGCAGCCTGATCCTGTCAGTGCTGTGGAAGCTGCTCGGCTCCGAGCAGCTCCACACCGTCAGCCTCGTACACAGCACCCGCACCGCCGCGCTGCGTCGCGTCTACAACGCGGTGAACCTGCCGGTGGTGATCGAGGAGCCCGACCAGCGGGCCAATGACAGCGAGCCGTTTGACTGGGATGCGCTTAAAGCTTGCTTCACCGGCGAGCGCGTGACCTTTCGCCGCGGCGGAGCCCCGTTGGAAGAGGTGAAGTTCCGCGGCGCTCTGGTAATCGTCGGCAACCCGCCACTGTCGGAAGCCCTGCGCTCCCGCTTCGTGTTCGTCGAGCTTGATCACTCGCAACGCACCGAAGAGTCCGCCCAGGCCCTGCGGGACCTGCTCGACATGCACAACACCGGCGGCATCGACTTCTACGACACGGTCAAGGCTGCAGGCGAACGCCTGGAAGGCCTGATGCAGCACACAACCGCCTACTTCGTACAGCCGCACGACAACAAACGCGCCGCGTTCAACCACGCCCAGCTGCATGCATTGCTCGGCGTTCTGGATGACCTGTTCGTCCTGCCTACGGAGGCCCGCGAAGACGCTCACATCGAAGTCGCGGCCATGTGCCTGATCACTGACTAGACCTGAGTCCCCCACCCAGGCGCGGCAACGCCTGGGCAATTCCAAGGAGAAACACCATGCAAAAGCATTTCAGCATCACCAACGTCATGCGCGACAAGGTCGCCGACCAGCTCACCGTGCAGGCAGTTGCCCAGCACGGCCCGCGCATCGCTTCCGACCTCGCGGCGCTCAATCAGCAGTTTTGGGCCAAGCACGTCGCCGCAGTCGAGGCGCTGCCCGGGTTGAGCAAGAAGCACTGGCCGGACCTGATTTTGGCCGGAGCCGTGACAGCAACAGCGAGCTGCACACCCAGCTACATGCAGCAGCGCGAAGGCAAGGAGCCGTGCGAGCAAAAGCTGGTGGCCGTTTACAAGAACTACAAAGAGGACGCGCGCAATGCACTGGTCGCGAAGGTGCTGGGCTCGCCAGCTTTCGAGGGCGTCAGTCGCCACCTGGAGCGTGAGCGCTACGAGGGGCATTGGGTTATCGGCCTGAAAAGCCCTACTGGCGGGGTCCCGCGCCTGCACTACATGGAGCGAATCACCGACCCGGTGCTGGAGTCGCTCGCACTGCTGATCTGCTCCGAGCTCGCCGGCGTGATCGAAGCGGCCGTTGCGTTCCGCGCCCAAGCCATGAACGTGCTGCTCGCCTGCCGCACGTCGCGCCAGGTCGAGGACCTGTTCCCCGAGGCGGCAAAGCTGCTGCCACAGCCGGTGAAGAACGAGAAAGCGCTGGCCCCGACCGAACTGGCGGCCAACGTGCGCAACATGCTGAACCAGGGCGTGCCGCCCGTGTTGGCTCAGGCGTGAGGTGAGCGCCATGACCCCTCAAGAACGTTTCCAGAAAGACATGGCAAGGATCGCAGCGGAAGAAGCCGAACGGCCCGCAATCCGTGCCACGGGCATCGAAGCGCTACGGCGCCTGGTACCGGTGGCGCTGCGCGATAGCGGACAAAGTCGCATCGTCGGGCGCTTCCTGCTGAGCCTCTACAACGGCAGCGCCTTTCCTTTCGCACTCACCGATCTGCGCGGACTCGACAGCTCCCTTTGGGATGACTGCCTCGCAGTGCTGCGTCTCGATCGGCGGCCGGAACTGGAGGTGCATGAATACATCGCGAATGGCGACCAGATCTGGTCGCAGCTGAAACGCAACTGGGCTTGAGCCCAGAAACAAGAAGGCCCCGGTGAGCGGCAACTCACCAGGGCCAGACCAACCCAAGGAGAAGCACCATGCAAGCACAAACCCCCGAAGTCAGCGCTGAGCAGGCTACCACGCCAACTGCCGACCTGCGCCTCGTGTCTGTTGAGCAGCTCAAGAAGATTCACCGCGAGCTGGACGCCTGCCAGAAAGTCATCTGGCTGGCCGGCTGCCGCCCGAGAGTGCCCAACGGCTTCGACCCGGCCTACGTCACCGGCGCCCAGGAGCAGCTCAAAGTCATCGAGGATCTGATGACACAGGAGCCCAGCTGGACGCACGCGAAACCGACCCAGCCGGGCGCGTACTGGATTCGCGGAAACTCTCTAGAGGAGCCAGCGCTGATCCAGGTGAAGAAAGATTGCGGCGAACTCTGGTGCAACCTGCACATGAGCACCACGGAGCCTGACTTCGGCCACGGCTACTGCATCACGCAGCTGAGCGACCAGTTTGAGTGGATCGGCCCGCTGGGCTCCGCGCCGGCATCCCAAGTGGATGAGCCGCCAGTTGGGAAGAACGACCCGCTCTACCGCGAAGCCGTGGAGTCAGTGGTTCAAAACCAGAGGGCCAGCGTGAGCTTTCTGCAGCGGCGCCTGGGCATCGGCTACAACCGCGCGGCGCGCATGATCGAGGCGATGGAGGCTGCCAGCATCGTCAGCGGCATGAACAACGATGGCGCGCGCGCCGTCCTGGTACTGGAGGTGCCCCATGCGTGAGCGCCCGACCATGGCCAGCCATCGCCTCGACCTGCCCAGCATCTGCGACATCTGCGGCAAGGCCCGCTCCACCCGCAAGCACGCTGCCTGCAGCCGCATCCGCCAGCAGCGCAAGCAGGAAGAGTGGGCCAGCTACATGGGCAACGTCGCCGCGAAGAAAGCCCAGGGAGGCCGCCGCTATGCCCGTTGAAATCCGCACCCGTTTCACCACCGGCACCTACGTGGCCACCGTGCGCGGCGACAAGCGCACCGCCAGCAACACCATGGGCGCCCGCTGGGCTGCAGAAGCCATGGCCCGCAAGCTGGGCCTTGATCCGGCGCTGCTGCGCGAGACCCAGCGGGATCTGCTGCGCGATGGAGTGGAGTTGTTCGTGCATCCTGGGGAAGCGCAGACGAAGGAGGTTACGGCATGACCATCACGGCGCCCGTCATCCGCTACCACGGCGGCAAGTTTCGCCTGGCACCCTGGGTGATCGAGCACTTTCCGCCACACCTGGTATACGTCGAGCCTTTCGGTGGCGCCGCCGGCGTACTGATGCAGAAGCCGCGCAGTCATGGCGAGGTCTACAACGACCTCGACGGCGACATCGTCAACCTGTTCCGCGTACTGCAGAACAGCAGCATGCGCGAAGCGTTGACAGAGCTCCTGGTGCTGACGCCCTATGCTCGAGATGAGTTCGAGCAGGCCTGGATCTTCACAGACGAGCCGGTGGAGCGCGCGCGACGCACCATCATCCGCGCCCAGATGGGCTTCGGCTCTGCCGGAGCCAGCAAGGGAACCACGGGCTTCCGCATCGACTGCTACCGCCAGTACGGCACCGCGCAGCAACTGTGGGCGCGCTACCCTGAACAGCTGGCCACCGTCGGCCAGCGCCTTGCAGGCGTGCTGATCGAGAACCGCCCGGCGATCGACATCATGCTCGCGCACGACTCACCGCAGGCGCTGCACTATGTAGACCCGCCCTATATGCACGACACCCGCGTGCGCGGCGCGCAGAAGGGGCGTTACTACCGGCACGAACTGGACAACGGACAGCACGCCGAGCTGCTCGACATGCTGAGCACGCTGCAGGGCATGGTCGTGCTGAGCGGCTACCCCAGCGACCTATATGCCGAGCGTCTAGAGGGCTGGGCGATGAACACCACCTCGGCTCGCATCAGTGCCGGCCGGGGCGGCGATACCCGCACCGAATGTCTGTGGCTGAACCCGGCTTGCATGAACGCGCTGCACTCAAGGGGGCTGCCGCTGGAGGAGGTGGCAAATGCCTGAGCAAGACAGCAGCCAGATCAGGCTGGAATGCGAGGCCAGAACTTGGCTTCGCAAGGGCTACACCACGGCAGAGCGCATCACCGAACTCACCGCGCTGATCGCCAAACATCGCGGCGCCGCCGGCGCCGCAAAGCTGATCGAGGAGATGCGCCGGCAGTGGGCTTGCCGTAGCGAGTGGCTGGGAGGGCGGCATGGCTAGCGGACCGAGGCGAGAAGGCCGGAGCCGCAATTCTCGGCGATGGCCACCGGCCAGCAGCAGTAAACTGGAGGCCCTGCGATGAGCGAAGCCTCCAGCGTGTTGACCTTCGACGACCTCAAGCGCATCACCGGCTACGCCCGCCGGGCCGACGTGGAGCGGGCCTTGCACGAGCAGGGCATCCGTCTGTTCCGAGGCCGCACCGGGCCGTGGACCACGGTGGATCTGATCAACCAGGCCGGCGGGCTGAAAGCCGGCAACCAGGAGCAGTACGGCGTCGACATCCTATGAGGCGAGCAAGGAAGCACAACCCCCACATCCCACCGCACATTGATCAGGCCGCTATCCCAGCGGCCGTTTTCTTTGATCACCGCGGCAAAGGCAGCTGGTACACCCTGCACCGTGACGAAGCCGGCCGGCAGCGCCGGCAGAACATCGCCAACAGCTCGGCCACGCTTGGCGAGCTGCACCGAATCATGGAGGTGCGCAACGGCGTGGACCGGGAGAGCCTCAACTTCCTGTGCCGCGAGTACCACGACAGCGCCAAGTTCAAACGGCTGGCTCCGAAGACCCAGGAGAGCTACAGCTGGTCGCGCGACGTCCTGGTCAACATTCCCACCAAGCTCGGCAAGCCACTCGGCGAGCTGGCCGTGCGCAAGTTCACTCCTGCACTGATTCAGCGGCTTATCGATCGGATCGCCGACGAGGGTACGCCGTCGAAGGCTGCCCACGCGCTGCGGTACCTGCGGCTGGTGATGCAGTGGGGCCGCAACCGCGGCTATCTGGACAGCAACCCCGCCATGGGCATCGAGGCGCCGGCGGAGCGCAAGCAGCGCCGCCTGCCGTCGCTCGAAGTGATGCAACGCCTGATCGACCGCGCCCGCGAGCTGGGCCAGCTGAAACGCGGGCAGAAGGATGCGGTACCGCCGCACCTGAGCTACGTCATGGAGCTGGCCTACTTGTGCCGGCTGCGCGGCATCGAGGTCGTTACCCTGACCGACGCCAACGAGCTGCCCGAGGGCATCCTCACCAATCGGCGCAAGGGCAGCCGGGACAACGTGGTCACCTGGACGCCGCGGCTGCGCGCCGCCTGGGATGCCGCGAAGGCGCGACGCGCCCAGGTGTGGAAAGCCCGGGGCACAGCGGTGCCAGTCCTCCCGGAGAAGCGCTTCATCATCACCGCCGACCACGGCGGGCCGCTGGGCAAGTCCGGCCTGGACACTGCCTGGAACCGCTTCATGCGTAACGCGATCGCGGCCGGCGTCATCACGGCGGAGCAGCGCTTCGGCCTGCACGACCTCAAGCGACGCGGCATCACCGACACCCCTGGTACCCGGGCGGACAAGCAGGAAGCCAGCGGCCACCGCGACGAGTCCATGCTCGACATCTACGACCTGAGCGTCCCGAAGGTCGCCCCCTCCGCTCTCTGA